AACCAAGGAGCATGGTATTCTGGTAATACAGGATTTACAGATCTTCACGTTGGAGCTTTCACGGCATCAGCAGGTGCAAACTTTAGAGGGTATATGCAAGACTTAAGAGTTTATGTTGGCACTCATAAGTATCCAAGTGGCACTACATTTACACCGCCAACCCAAATGGTATCAAGTTTTTCATAAGGAATAATAATGGCTATAAAATATACTGTATATTACACAAAAGACTCAGAAGAAAAAACACATATTCATAATTTTGATAATGAACCAACTTGGACAGAACTTGAAGCAATTAAAGATGATTTCGAGTATGACGAAATAACAAATTGGGTTAGGGAGGATGTATAATGGCATGGCCTAGTGGAAGTAAAGCACCAACTACAAATGTAGATAGCGGCACAGATTCAATTACAAGTGCAAGAGCAGACATTAAACAAAACATTGATAATGTCAATGACATTATTGATCACTTAAACATTACTTCCCCAACAGATGGAGACGTATTAAAATATAGTTCTTCAAGTGGTAAGTGGGAACAAGTAGCATCAACGTCAGTAAGTGGCAGTCGTTCCGCTCATCTTTTAATGCACTCGACCCAGTATCGGTATAGAGATCCGAAATATAGTAGAAAAATTACAGACATATATGATGTAGGGAACATCGGCATTACTGGAGAGGTTGATAGTGCTGGAGATCCTTCCGATAGTGCTGGTAATCTTTTGAGTGATGTCTATACATTTGCCTTGACAGCAGGAACATATACTTTACACGTCATGCCTGGGTATGACGTGGGAACAAATTCTCTTACAACAACATATTTTTGGAATCTTACTGCTGATGAAAGTATTCAAAATATCACGTCGTTCTCTATGGGGGGTGGCCACTATAGACTTTATACTCCGCCAGTTCCTTTTACATTAACTGGAACAACAACATTAGAGATTAGCACTAGCACAACTGATTCACTTGATGATCTAAAATTCATAGAAATTAGAAAACATAGTTAATTAACCACATACTCTTTATTAGATTGTTATCCAATAAATAGTAATGTTATAACAAACAAGTAAAAACCTTAAGGAGTTTATAAATGAGCAACGCATCAAATTATACCGAGGATCGCACTTTAGATTATTGGTTAAAAGCAAATTCGGCGTCTTCTACTTCTCCTTCTACTGTCTATATTGCACTTTTTACAAGTGACGACTCAGCAGGAGCGACATTAGAAAACTTAGAAGCGGGAACATTAACTAACGAAGTAACAACAACAGGAACAGCATACGTCAGACAAACAATAGCCTTTGGAGCTATTTCAAATGGTAGTGTTTCGTCTAGTGGAACAGTAACATGGACAACAGCAACTGCCAATTACGGCACAGTAACACACGTGGCCATTATGGACACTAATTCTACAAGTGATTCAGCAGGTGCAGGAAACGTTCTTTTCTATGGTGCTTTAACATCAGCCAAAACCATAGAAACGGGTGACACGTTTCAAATTACAGCAGGTTCACTTACGGTATCATTAGCATAATAGTCACTTTAAGGAGTCCTTCTTGTGACGCAATATGTTAATTCTGCAAATTATGTAGAGGCACCAGATAGTGCTGGAGAAATTGTTGATGATTATGTAACTTCGGGTTACATAGGCACAACATCTGACGAATATGTTACTTCAGGTTATGTAAGTGGTATTACCTACGGTGAAGCATCGCTTACATCTTCTGCGGCAACATTAACAGCCACAGCCACCTTTGCAATATTTGGAACTGCTACTCTTAGCAGTTCAGCTACATTAACAGCAACCCCTACAAGAATACGTTATGGCGATGGTGCATTAACATCTACTGCATCATTAACTGCCTCTGGTGGAAGAACTAGGAATGGTAGTGCGTCATTAGAAGCCAACGTTGGTGGAACTACTTGGGAAAATGCAGGCACATGGGACAATCCTCGACAAGAGGTTTGGAACAGTTTTACTGTTGACGCCCTTATAGTTCAACTAGGAGAAGCTAACCTTTCAAGTGCATTTACACTTACAGCAGACGGAGATTACACAGCAAGTGGAATTAGTATTGTTGCAAGTGCAGGAACACTAACAGCAACCCCTAATAGAATTAGGAATGCTGAATCTAGTATTAGTGCCTTTGTAACTACTGTTCAAGTAGCCGCAAGAACAAGAACATTTGGTGCAGATTTAACAAGCTCATTTAGTTTAACTGCCGCGGCCGAAGTTGTTTTAACAGGGGAAGCCGCTCTTTCTACATCTTGTTCACTTACAGCAGACGGCGGAGTAATAAGAGAAGGCATATCAATACAAGCCAGCCTTGGCACATTAACAGTTGCCGCTGATAGAATTAGAACTAGTAGTGCAAGTTTAAGTGGTGTATTTGATTTAACAGCCACCTCTACAATAGACGGTGAAGCAAGTCTAAGTTCAACGGCAACCTTAACAGTTGACGGCAATGCAACCTTTATTGGGTCAGCAACGTCAAGCACAACCACTAGTCTTAGTGCATTAGGCGGAGTATTATTTTCTGGAGAGGCTTCGTTAACGGCATTTAATACAGTTGTTACAGTTGGATCCATTTACACTATTGATCCATATAGGGTATATTCTATACCATCTGACACTAGAATTTTGCAAATAGTGGAAGAACCCCGCAAATCTACAGTGAAAACAGAAAATCGTGTAAATAGTATTATAGATGAGACACGTGATATTGCAGTGAAGAGCGAAACACGAAAATCAATAGTTCAAACATTAACTTTGGTGGAAACTGCAACTTCACCATTGGATACAAGGGAATAGAGAATGCCAACACTAACAGGATTTCAAGAAGATAGGGTAGGTGCATGGATTGAGAAGGATCCATATGCTGTCCTAGATTATTCTCTTGATTGGACTAATTGGATGCCAACAGGCGATACAATATCATCAATCACAGTTACAGCTGAAACAATAGATGGTGACGCTTCAGCATTAGCAATAGATTCTTCATCTAACACCAACTATATTGTAACAGCAAATATATCAGGTGGAACAGCTGGCAATATCTACAATGTAGAATATAAAATGATAACAGCAAATGGATTACGTGATTCAAGAAACTTTAGAATTAAAGTATTAGAGAGACAAGCATAATGAGTGAAGATAATAAAAACCACCCGGGCTCAAAAAAGAAAACTATAGATAGAGATCTAGTTTATAAACTTGCTTGTATTCAGTGCAGTGATCAAGAGATTGCAGAAGTAGTAGGCGTAACAGCTAACCTGCTTAGAAAAAGATTTAGAGCATTATTAGAAAAAGGTAAAGAAACAGGTAAGCAAAGTCTTAGACGTTCAATGTGGGAAAAAGCAATGAATGGTGATACAAGAATTCAAATCTTTTTGTCAAAACAATATTTAGGTATGAAAGACGCACCAGAAGATATACACAACAACACACCTTTACCTTGGGAAGACAAATAATATGCCATTAAGCCAAGCTCAAAAAGATATTTGCGATAGTGCTAAAGACAAACGATTTGTTGTGTCTGTTTGTGGAAGACGTTTTGGAAAAACATTTGTAAGCATGAGAGAATTAGCAAGAGCGGCATCACAACCTAACAGCCAAGTTTGGTATGTTAGTCCAAGTTATAGAATGTCAAAAGGAATTGTTTGGGATCAATTAAAAAATAAATTAAAAGACTTACGTTGGATTGAACAAAGCAATGAAGCAGAATTAAAATTAAGATTAAAAAATGGATCAGTTATACATTTGAAAGGCGCAGACAATCCAGACTCTTTAAGAGGTGTAGGTTTGGATTTTATTGTTATGGATGAGTTTCAAGATATTAGTAAGAGAACATGGACAGAAGTTTTAAGACCAACTCTGTCAGACAAGGCAGGTAGAGCATTGTTCATTGGAACTCCAAGAGGTGTTGGTTCTTTCAGTCATGAAATGTATACTATGGCACAAGAAACTGATGACTGGGCCGCTCATACATACACAACATTAGATGGTGGCAATGTTCCTGAAAATGAAATAGAACAAGCAAAAAGAGATATGGATCAAAAAACATTTGAACAAGAATATCTTGCTACTTTTAATACCTATAGTGGTGTTGTTTATTATAACTTTGATAGAAGCTATACTGTTAAAAAAGCAGATGCATATTCACTTCATGAATTACATTGTGGAATAGACTTTAACGTTGATCCTATGTCTTGTTCAGTATCAGTAATTGAAGGTAATACAATACACTTCATTGATGAAATTGTAATGAACGGATCTAATACAGATGAAGTTTGTGATGAATTAAAAAGACGTTATCCTAAATCAAGAATTATAATGTATCCAGATCCAGCTGGTAAACAACGTCGTTCAAGTGCAGGTGGTAGAACAGATATTAGTATTTTACAAAATGCTGGATTTAGAGTTCTTGTTAGAAATAACCATACTCCTGTAAGAGACAGAATAAATGCCGTTAATGCAAAATTAAAAAACACAAAAGGAACACCAAGTTTGTTTGTTGATCCTAAGTGTAAACAAATTATAAGTTCTTTAGAACGTATAGTATACAAACCCGGAACATCCATTGTTGACAAGGATGGAGATTTGGATCATATGGCTGACGCAGTGGGCTATCTAGTAGACTACCTTTATCCACTTCGAACTGAATATGAAGCTTCTGCACCGCAGAGATGGGCATTTTCAGGAACCAATAACACAAGGAGTTATAGATAATGCCTGTTATTAGAGATAAAGTGATTAAAGGAGATGGAACTATCGCTGTTGATTACATTACTGCTCATCATGCCGCATACAAACATTACCTTAATAGGTGGCAGTTTCTTGGCGATTCATATACTGGTGGTTATGATTATTTCTTAGGAAAATATTTAGAACCTTATTATTATGAATCTAAAGATGACTATCAAAAAAGATTAAGAGCAATAGGATTAGACAACCATGTTAGAAGCATTGTTGGAATTTACAATTCATTCTTATTTAGAAAACCTGTCAAAAGAGATCTTGGACAATTAGAAAATGCTCCAGGAATAAATGCGTTCATGAAAGACGCAGACCTTGATGGTAGAAGTTTTGATG